GTGAGCCATCAGTCTAACTCCAACACAAAGACGGTCATACCGGTGCCATCGTCCTGCACTATCCGCACTGTGTAGTTGATTGAGTTGATCACAATCGCGTCACCTTCTGCCGCTGTTGCTACGTCTGCCGTGCGGCACTGAAAGCGTGGTTGTTGTAAGGCAATTCCGACACCCGCGCCGGTTTCTACCTCAACAAAGTCATTGTCAAAAATGCCGTTGACCGTTGTGGCAATCCCGCCGGTAGGCGTATAGGTAGCGGCGACACCGAAATCATCAATGCCCACAAAAATCGCCCGATCATCTGCACTTTCAACAGCCATTTATTTCTTTTTCTTTGCCCGCTTTGTCAGTGCTGCGGCACTCTTTGTTGTCAAGCCGATAGCGCGGTCAGTCAGACCTAGCTTGTCCTCATATACCTCAACGCGGCCAGTGTTGACCAAATCCAGCCCGATGTTCTCAGGAACCTCTAAAATGTCACCGACAACGTGAGCCACGCCTTTGACGACAATGTTTCTTTTGCATTTAACCTTCATATTAACCCCCAGTGGGAAAAGGCAGGGCGACCAGAGCCGCCCCACCAGTTATTTAAGCAGCGATGTCCAAACAAGCCGCAAAGGACTGTGGATGGCGTACCGATATGTCAAGTTCCTGCATCACTCTGATTCTAACCGCACCAGACGACCCAGCTGTGTAAGGGTCGATGAGGATGTCCGGAGTTGAGAAGAAGCCCATCATCAACTGTGAGAAATCACCGAAGATCATCGCTGACGCTGTGGTCAGGGTGCCTTTGGTGAGGTCTGACGGCACGTTGTTGGTAACAGCCAAGTTGTAACCATAAAGGCTATTCCAAGGCGCATCCAGCAACATAACGCTGTCAGTTGAAGCAACCTTCGATGTTGACGCCATCAAAGATTTGACCTTCGGGTTGGTCAGATATGCAAGGGTGTTGCCGTTGATTGCGGCATTGTCCACCTCAACCTCTTTAACGAGGTTCACGATGTCATCCCAAGCAATCGCGCCACCGTTGGTGCCGATAGCAACTGAACCAATGCCAGCAGTGTCGATGATACCAGATGGCTCGTTTGATCCGCCACCTTCGATGGCAACGTCCTCAATCTTCTGTGCGATAGCGTTCAGAAGATCATCGCGAACAATCTGCTCAACAGATGGGTCAGACTGGATCATCAGCAGACGTGAAATGTCTGTGAATGCGCCAAGTGACTTTGGTGACATTGTGATCTGCGAGAACACAGCGTTCACCTCAGATGTTGCGCCATTCTCAGCAACGAACCCAGCAGATACGCCAGTCGCCAGCTTTGGAATAGCCACATCGCCACGCAGACCAGTCATAAACCGTGCGCCCAACTCGTTCATAACCAAGCGCGAACGCAGGGCATCAACGAACTGATCGCCAAGATGGTCTGTTCCGACCAAATGACCACCGGCTGTAGCTGTGCCAACAGTCAAGTCACGACGACCGGACCAGAAGCTGTCTGGTGCGTAGAAGCCACGCGCCTCACGGCCAGAACGCTTTGCGATTTCCTCAGAAACCTCACGCTCAAGACCTTGCAGACCGGAGCCATTTACCAGACCGCGGACAGCTTTCATAAAGCTATAATCACGCTGCTCTTTGGCTGACATATCAACCGCACCGGCTGACTGCTCAAGTGGCTTGCCTTCGCCGATGGCGTCCAGCAAAGTTGCGCGGAATTGCGCTACAGTTTGACCCGCACCGATGGCCTCATCAGCCAAATCGCGGCGGTTATGCTTAACGGCAAGATTGATGATTTCTTGCGCGTTCTTTTGAAATTCACGCTTGGCAGCTTCTGCGGCAGCTTCGCGGATTTCTTCGTGATTAACTTCGGTCATTTTGACCTCCTTTTTCTCAATCACTGGTTCGATAATTTCAGCACTGCGATTGACGCCTACACCGGCATCGGCTGGCACACTCACAATACTGGCTTCATACGGAACCCACGAGCTAATTGCGACTGTCCCATCGCGTTCGTTCTTTTGTTCCATTTCGCGGATTTGGTATCCGATGCTGACATTGCTTCGGATGCCGTCCTTGACGTCTTGATAAACCTCTTGGGCCAGTGCGCTTTTTCCAAAGCGAACCACAGACCGCAACCGGCGATCTGCTTGATCCAAATAGGTGCGCTCAATGACGCCAATCTGTTTTGTCAGGTCGTGATCCAGCAACAAGGGCGCGTGGCCGCTGTTCAACCTTGACAAATCTACCGCGCCATCAGTGTGGCGCAAAACCTCTAAACCGAAAGACCGCTCAACCGGTTCCTCAGAACTGATTGACATTCTGACGCGGCGGTCATCTTCTTCCACCATATCAGCGGCGCGGGCGCGAAACACCAGTTCCCCGCGATCTAGCCGATCCTCAGTTTGTACAATTTCGTTTTCCATTGGTGCATTATCCACCAAATCGTCAGTTTTTTCAATCTGGTCATCTTCAAGCATTTCAATGCCCCTTTCGCCTTCGTCTATACGGTCAAGAGCGGCATCTTTCGCTCTGGCCCACGTTTGTCCAGCATCACCGCCCCACGCGGCCCACGCAACGCGACCGGCCGATGGGTAACCATCTTCGCCCGCGCTGAAACCTTCGGCTTGCTTGTCAACCTCGTGACGGCTGAAAAAGCTGTGCATCCGGCGCACCGTATCGGCAGACAGTTCTTGCCGGTTGGCAAGTTGTGTGGCGCGGGCAACTGCGACATCTGTACCGCCTTGTTTGCCTTCTTCCCGCCACTTTTTGAACTTGCGGGCCTCTGCTGCCATTCCTTCAGTGGGCGTCAGGTTTATCTCAACGCCTTTATACGTTGCCATCGTCTTGCCCCACGTCTATTGACGGCTGTGCCGGTAGCTTGGTGCCAAACGGCTGGAAAGCGGTGTCGATGCCGTACCGGTCAGCTAGTTCGCCCTCGCGATTGATCTGCTCAAAGATTTCCTCAGTGTCACGTCCATATTGTGAATGCACATCTTGCAAGCTGACGATGCCGTTGTTGAGCGCAGTGACGCTTGCTTGGATTTCCTTTTGTGGATCAACCCAAGCAAAACCGCGTGGCCGGTAGATGACTTGATCCGCAAACAAATCATATTTGCCCATCGGAAGATTGATGCGTCCGACTGTGATTGCCATTTCCAGCCAAGCGCGATAAATCGGGTCAACAAACTGGTCGATCATAAATTGCTGGACCATCTTGAAATGGTCGCGGTCCTCAATCGTGCCTTGCCGGATTGATGAATAGCTGACGCCTTCGAGGTTGTTGGCAAGCGACACATAACTGACGCCAAGGCCAGATGCGATACCGCGCAAAATAGCTTTTTCAAACTCATCGAAACTTTCGGTTCCGCTTGATGGATCAAACGCTTGGAAAGACATACCTTGAGGCAATTGCGTAAAAGTGCCAGGGGATGCATCCATAATTGGCGCGTGATTGTCATAATCATCACCAATAAAGCCGTCACCTTCTGGACTTGTGAAGAAACCCATCTTTGAGGCGGCAACACGCGCATTGACAAGCGTGGCTTCCTCATAACCGTCCAGCATTTTGAGCCGTGACAGCACGTTAGACATCCACGGCACACCCCGCGTTTGTCCAGCGCGGTCTTGCAAATAACAGTGGATGATCTGATCGGCTGGCACAATCTTATGATGACGCTTGGTCTTGCTGCCATAGCCTTGATCGTGGTGTGGATGATCCTCGAACAGATAATAGTTGACCGGCGCCCCAGTGCGGCGATCCAGTTCAACACCCATCCGAACCTCGTTGCCGTTGTTCAGTCGGGCATCGTAACCCTCATCCAAATAATCAGCTTCGAGGAATTTCAACGAAAAGCCGAATGGATTGCCAGCAGGGTTCTTGATTTTCTGGATCAACACCTCGCCATCGCGGGCCAGTGTTTCAATGAACAGCCTCTGTGCTTGTGACCACGACATCCGGCCATCGACTGTGCAAAAACCGGCACGGCCCCACGCTTGCCACGCTTGTTCAATGATCCGGTTGCCAACACTGTCAAGCGAACCATCATCATTGCGCTTGCGAACCTGTATCCGCACACCGGCGGCCCCGACCACGTTTGTGGTCATT